CTCCTTTCCAAACTATTGCCTATGGTATGGCTGTTACTAGATTAGGTGCTGGCGGTGGTACTGCTGCTCGTGCTGCTTTCGGTGTCTGCCAAGGTACTAATGCTGCTGCTGATTGGTTATATGCTTTTGACGCATATAACACAGTTCCAGGATATGCAGGACAACCATATACCAATGCAGATATTCGCTTTCAAAACCAATCAACTATGAAAGTTGCCACTACCGGCATGACTTTCTCCGGTGATTTGGGTACTAGGTCAAGCAATCCAACTAATACTAATATTGCAAGCTTTGACGTTGATATTATTGGTCAATCTAAAGCAAATACTGGTGCTGCGCCAACAGGAGCTAACGGCGATTATAATATTCTTTATATGCAGGATCGTACTGTAATGGAAGAATTTATTATTGCTGCTGGTGGAGAAACTATTATCCTTCCCCGTTTAACTGATGATGGTTTATTAATTTCTCTCGATTTGGCCAATGCAGAAGGAGCTGAATTTTATTTTGGTCATACTACTAGATCACGCCATAATTATACAATTGGCACTTCCGCAGCTTTCTTTTTAGAAGTATCCTTAAAAGTAGCTGATTGTGGATCTTCAGATCCTTTATGGATAGGATTTAGAAAATTAGGAGCTCCTAATGCAGTATACACCAATTATACAGATGCTTATACTATTGGTCTAAGGCATACAACTGTAGATGATAAAGTAGTTTTGGGCAGTAATTTAAATAATGCTGGATGGAACTATCAGGATTCAGGAGATGCTTGGACTGATGGACAGACTAAAATATTAAGAATCAACGTATCTGCTGCTGGAGTTTGTACCGCTACCATTAATGGAGCTGCACCATCTACTCCATTGGCTTTTACATTCGATTCTACTGATGTTGTGATTCCGTTTATTCACCATTTATTCATTGCGGCAGGTGGCACACCTAGTGCTATTACTATTCAGTCAATTAAATGTGGATTACAAGCATGGTATTAAATCTTATAGAATAGTATAATTTTTAACAAGCTCTAGGGTCGCCCCCGAAAACCAGTTTCCGACTGGCTGAGCTTGTTTTCTTTTCGGAACAACTACGGAGGTTGTATGTGTCGCAAAAAAAATCTAATAGGTCAAAAATTTGGAAGATTAACAGTTATTGATTATGCTCCAAATGGTAAAAGACCAAATGGAACAGAAAGGACGAGATGGAAAGTTCAATGTTCATGTAAATACAAGACAATTCAAATTAAATTTACCGATGATTTAAAATCTGGTCGTTGTAATAGTTGTGGTTGTCTACGTTATCCGGAAAAGACATTTAAAGATAAGATTTTGAATTATTCTTCAAGAGAAGAAAATGGTTGTTGGATTTGGCAAAAGGGAAAAGATAAAGATGGGTATGGACTGGTATATTACAAAAGAGCACACCGTGTTTCATATGAAGAATTTATAGGTAAAATACCGAAAGGAATGATGGTATGTCACAAATGTGATAATCCTACATGTGTAAACCCAGATCATCTATTTTTAGGAACACCCCAAGACAATACACAAGATGCTATTAAAAAAGGAAGAATGTCTGTCGGTGAAAAAAATCCTAATTCTAAATTAAATAAAAAAGATATTTTAGAAATAAGAAGATTATCAAAAACGACAAGTGGTTATCAAATAGCTAAAAAGTATAAAATTTCTACCACTATGGTTTACGATATTATTCGCAAAAGATCTTGGAAAGATATTTGATTTCTTATCCCAATTAATCAAAAAAGGGAGGGGATATTCTGTCCTCTCCCTTCCCTTATCCCTAATTAAAGCTGTTCTTCTTTTATCAACCTATAGATAGGGTTTCGGGATTTAATTCCTAAGATTCTCATAATATCATATTTGCTACGCTTTTGTTTTAACAACTCCCTAATATGTTCTTTTTGAGCATTATTTAATATTTCTTTTCTTCCAAATTTAGTACCTCTTGCTTTAGCTACTGCCATTCCATCTTTTACTCTTTCTTGAATTAAACTACGCTCAAACTCTGCTAAAGTAGCCATCATATTAAAGAGCAATTTTCCTGTAGCTGTTTCAGTTTCTAATTTTTCTGTGATAGAATAGAATAAAACCCCTTTTTCTTTTAAAAAATTAATCATTTCAATTAAATGAGAGACTGATCTACCGAGCCTATCTAATTTATAAACTACTAAAGTATCCCCTTTTTTAAGAAAGGCCATAGCTTTTGTTAATTCTGATCTTTTCCTAGCACAAGCAGAAATCGTTTCCCTAAAAATATGTCTTTCATCAACTCCATGTTTTTTAAGAGCATCAATTTGCATATTTAAATTTTGATATTCAGTAGAAATTCTAGCATAGCCGATTAGCATAGTTTTTGATCTCCTTTCGTAAAAAAAAGACTATTTTAATTAAAAACTAAATTAAAGACTACTAATCTTCTAGAGAAGGTATTTTTTCTATTTAATAGAATTTATCTGGGTCTCTAAAGACTGCACGGAGTGAGTTGTACGGAATTTCCGAACAACTGAAAAAAAAGAGCTTCTAATCAAGAAGCTCTCAAAACTTAATTGTAACCTAATTCCTCTTTAGTCTTAATCCCTTCCTTATATCCTTCAAGATAGGAATGAACTATAATCTGTAAAAGCTCTGAATCCAGATCATCAGCTTTTAGGCTTAGGTTCTTCTTTTGGCATTTCTTCGATTTTGCTATCTTTTTTATCGTCTTTCTTTTCAGCATCAGCTTTTTCCTTTTCTAATTGTTTTAAATAAGCTTTTTTAATTTCATCATTCATAAAAGCTACTTTGTCTAAGAGTTCTCCCATTTTCATATCATGGGGATATTCTAGTGTAACACCTCTTGTTTTATCGTCATTTAAAACAATTACTTTAAGTGTACTTATTGGATGTAGCTGCATAAAAATCTCCTTTTGGTTAGTGCTTATCTCCTATTTACAAATAAATACTAGATACACATGGTGAAGTCAAGTAAATATTTTACTACTTAATAGGGCCTAGCCAAAATCGCTAGTATAAATCAGGAGTTGCCCACAACAAGAGGTTTTCAAAAATGTCATATCGTAATAGAGCAGTAATCGACACAGTCAGAACTTTAGCCTTTGGAGCAATTGGAGCTGCTTATGCTGCTGTCGGAGCACAAATAGATGAACCAATTCGTTTAGTTTATATTCTAAATAATACAGACCAAAATCTTTGGTTATCAGATGATGGTGTTAATAACAAATTTCTACTCCCTAATCGGGGATTTATTCTTTTAGATTTAACGGCTAATAAAGTTAGAGACGATGGCTTCTTTATGCCTCAAAACGGTTATTGGTATGCAAAGCACGCAGGTGTTGCTCCTACTGTTGGCGGACTTTATATAACCCTCATACACGCATAAGGAGAACACTATGTCACAAGCTGGCGATTATTTTGATGGGATTGAAACTCTTACAGGCAATGCTGGTGGTGCTGTAGGGCCAGATAATGTAGGCAATATCAATACTCTAGGTGGTGTCGGTTTAACCAATACAGGCGATCCTGCTACTCATACCCTAACAATGGAAGTAGATGCTCAACAAGGCATTATTTATATTTCTAAGCATGGTAATGATGCTAATTCTGGTCTTAATATTGAGAACGCTAAACTAACAATTCAGGCAGGTGTAACTGCTGCTACTGCTGGTCAAACTGTAATGGTTTCTCCTGGTACTTATACTGAAGCAATTACACACGCTAATAATAATGTTACTGTTATAGCTCGTGGTAAACCTAATGAGTGTATTATTACGCAGGCTAATGCCAATGTAGTAGATTTCAATAGTCGTACAAATATTCAATATCAAAATTTTACAATTCAGTGTACTGCTGCTACAACAGCTATTAACACAGTCCAAGGTAGCACAGGAAATTGTACTTTTAAAGATTGTAAATTAAGAATGGTTTCTGCAACTGCTATTGTAGCTGCTAGCCAACCTGCTATTGGGGAAATTACCGGTGCCGGAACTCTTAATGTGGTTAGAGGTGAGCATGATTATTTCCATACTGGTGCTTGCGGAGCAACAGCTTTAAAAGGTGCTTTCAAAGTAGGTACTGGTGGAACAATTCATATTAATAAAGTTGAAGAATTAACTGTAACAAATAGCGGAACTGCTCTAGCAACTGCTGTTGGAATTGATCAAGCAACTACCGGCGTTTTTGAATTACATAACAATAAAATTACTGTGACTGATCCTAATTCTACTAATGTAATTGGTTTAGGATATATTGGAGGTACTGGTACAACTCATGAATTTTACGAAAATACTATTCATGTTATAGCAGGAGCCGCAAATACTGGTTATGGTTTCTTTGCTGCTGATACTGCTTCAACTTCTAGATTTTTCTATAATCATATCCATGTTACAGATACAGGAGGCACAAGCTGTTCTTACTATGTAGGCAATACTGCAACTGTGATTTCTCAGCTAGATGATATTATTGCTGCTGACGGAGTTAATATTGTCGGTACTGGTGTCTTTACAGAGGCTAGTTCAAACCAAGATGGAATGATAGATCTAGCTGCTGTCGGAACTGCTAAAGACGTTACTGATTTTCTAACTATTGCCAATCTTTATCAAGCTGCCGACATGGACGGAACTGGTACTGGCATCTTGTTTAACCAAAAATATTATAATGTTGCGACACCTGTTGTAGTAGATGCTGGTAGGATTGCAGTTATAACCGAAACTGACTGGGATTCAACTGCTGCAAACCAAGATTCCAAAATGTCCTTCCAAACCTGTTTAGATGGGACTGTTTCAGAAAAAGTAGTTATTAATTCTAAAGGATATGTAGGTCTTTCACAGCCAAATCCCGAATGGTTATTAGATTTACTTCAAAATGGAGTTGATTCTTATAGTTTAATGGCTTTTGATAATGCTGATTCAACCGCGGAAATTAGAATGGGTGCTGCCGGTAGTGCTGTTGCTAATGTCCCTTTACGTAATAATGCCTTCATTTTAAATTCAGGAGCATCATCATTATTATTTGGTACATCAGATCAAGCTAAGATAGCATTAAACGATTCTGGATATGTTGGAATCAAGTCAATGGGTATTGTTGGTACAGTTTTTGTCCCATCATCTCCTTTAGACATAGAACACGCAGGCATAGTCACAGCAAACAAAGACTTTCTAGAAATTACTAATATTTCTAACGCTGCTGCAATGACAGGAACTAGTTCTGGCATCTTATTCAACCAATGGGCATATGATGCTGCAACTCCTGCTCTTGCCGATGCCGGCAGAATTGCTGTTATTACGGAAGGTAATTGGACTACAGCGAGTGCTGCTACTCAAGACAGTTATATGTCTTTTCAGACAGCTTTAGATGGAACTGTTGCTGAAAAGATGAGCCTTTCGTCTAAAGGTGTAACCAAAATAGGTACAGGCACAATTGATGCAACTGCTGCTGCTGTTCATACAATTTTTAATGGAACAGCTCCTAGTGGTGCGGTAACTGATGGAGTAGAGATTTATGCCGTTGATACTAGCGACAGTACTTCTACTTTAGCTTTATACACAGAGCAGGCAGTAGAAGCGGGAGCAATTACACCAAGTCATAAACTAAAAGTACTTATTAATGGCGTAGAGTACTGGATTTCTTTGGATGCTGTTTAACAATTAATTAAGGAGTTTTTATGTCAGTAAATTATTCATTAGAAAACGAAGTAGTAAAACAAACAATTACTATTCCTGAAAGTCAGGAAATTAAAGAGCTGGGTGAAAAAGAAAAAGTTGTAACTGATCTAAAAGCAGAGATTGCTAAGGCTCAAGCTACTATTGATTCTTATACAGCTATAAAAGCAGAACTACAGGCTAAATTAGATGCTATTAACGCTCTGTAAAGCCGGTTTACATATTACAAAAAAAAAAAATAGGAACATAAAAAAATGAGTTTACCTTCTAGTAATCCACTAGGATATGTTGGTATAAAAGAAACGGACGTTCCACAAATATATAAAGTACCTCGAGCTCCACTTGCAACTGATTATGCCAATTATGACCTTGGTGATTTATGGATAGATACCGTTACTAATAAAATGTATGCCCTCGTTAAAAAACTAGCAGGTACAGCTTCATGGGTCGGAGCTGCTGGTACTGGAGCTTTAGAGACATTAACTGGTAATGCCGGTGGTGCTGTAGGAATAGATGCTGCTGAAAATATAAATCTTACAGGTTTAGCTAATAGTGGTATTACTACTAATGGTATTCCAGGAACTAATACTCTAAATATTTCTATGGTATCACCTTTTGCCGGAGACTTTGTATTTTCTAATGCTACTGCTGCTACACCTAGAACTCTTTCTGTTACCAATACTGATAATACAAGTGTTGCTTCTAATGCTTTCTTTCAAGCAACAAGTGGTGGTGCTGCTGGTGGCGATCCATTTATTAACTTTTTGGTCACAGGAGCTGGAACTTATAGCATTGGTATAGACAATTCTGATAGCGACAAATTTAAGATTACTACAGGAGCAAGCCCTTCTGCTGGTACTGATCTTTTCACTATGACAACTGCTGGAGTAATTACCCTAGCTAATGACTTAGATGTAACTGAGGGAGGAACAGGAGTTGGTACGTTTACAGCTTATTCAGTTATATGTGGAGGAACAACTGCAACAGGAGATTTACAAAATGTTGTAGGAGTTGGAACATCAGGACAAGTCTTAACTAGCAATGGAGCTGCTGCTTTACCTACTTGGCAAGATAATACTTCTATGGCTTATGTAGAGGCAACTGGTGCTACTCAAGCAATGGCTGTTCAGACTGCCTATGGTGCTAATAGAGGAGCTGGAGTTGCTTTCTCACTTCCTGCAACTGCTGCTGCTGGAACAGTTATGAAAATTACTGGGATTTTAGGGCTTTGGTCATTAACTCAAGCTGCTGGACAACAAGTTCACGTAGGAGCGTTTTCTACTACGGCTGGTGCTGGAGGAAGTCTTACTGCTACTAATTTAGGTGACTGCATAACTCTACGCTGCATAGTAGCTAATACGACTTTTAGAGTTGAAGATATGATGGGCAATCCTGCAATAGTATAGGAGATTTATGACAACAGTAAATGCAGTAAATACTTACATAGTCCCGACAACAAATAGAGAAGTAACAGCACCAAGCCAACCTTGTTTTTTAGGTTTTTTAAGTGGGACAGATTCAAACGTAACTGGAGCTGGTACTGCTTATACAGTAGGAACAAATACAGCTTTTACAGAGATTTACGATCAAAACTCTGACTTTAATACTAATGGAACTTTTACCGCACCTGTAACTGGAAGATATTTATTAAATATGAGTATTCAGGCTGATAATTTTGCTGTTGGAATGAACCAATGTGTTTTTGATATTGTTACTTCTAATAGAACTTATTTAGGAATAGTTGTAAGTCCTATAGCTGCTGTTAATGCAGGAACTAACGATATAGTTTTTGGATCTTCACTTGTTGCTGATATGGACGCTGCTGATACTGCTGCTTGTTTATTAAACATTAATGGCGGAGTCGGCGATACAGTAGATTTAGAAACAAACGGGACTTTTTTTTCAGGGTCTTTACTTTGCTAAGGATTTAAAATGACAACAGTAAATGCAGCAAATACTTACATAGTACCAACAACAAATAGAGAAGTAACAGCACCAAGCCAGCCTTGTTTTTTAACATGGCTAACAGCAGATGAGAGTAATGCAACTGGTGATGGAACTGTAGCAACTGTAGGCGCTATTAGTGGATTTACTGATGTTTATGATCAAAATAATGATTTTTCAGGAACTTCTTTTACAGCTCCTGTAACAGGGAGATATTTTCTCAATGCCCATGTTCTCCTTGTAAGTGCTGCTGCTGCAACTTCTTTAATTACAACATTAGTTACTTCCAATAGAAATTATACTACATTATCTTGTAATGTTAATATTATTAATAACCTAGGTTGTAGTGGAGTAAGTTTTCAGACTAATGTAATTGCCGATATGGACGCTGCTGATACTGCTTATTATACTATCGTTGCTACTGGAATAGGAGCAGATACTGCTCAAATACGTAGAGGAACTACACAACCAAATACTTTCTTTTCTGGAAAACTAATAGTTTAAGGAGAATTTATGAAACAAATATGTAATCAAGGGTTTAAAGTATCTAATCAAGATAGAAAAGCTTTAGATCATTATTTAGATATAGAACCAAAAGAATGGTCGCAAAACGCTTTAAATGGCATGATTAATAAATCTGTCAAAACAATCCTCAAAGATTGGCTCAATAAATTCAAAGCCCAAGCGGAAACTGTTCCGGCTAATTTAAGTCAGCTTTTGCCGGCTATTGTGAATATGGAAGGTTTTAAGCCATATAATCGGGAATGGGGAGATTTAATCAAAGCTAAACGTAAACAAGCTAAAGATACTGAAATCTGGTCTGGTGGCTTTCAAATAGAAGAATGGCAAGAAATTGCCTTAAACGCCTATTACACAGATTACGAACAAGACCTATACAACCTAATGGAAAACAAAATCGCTTGCCGAAAAAATGCTTTTGAAAAAGAACATGAAGCTAAACTTCTTGCCGATCCAGAAGTTTCAGAACTTCCCAAAGATCAAGACGACCTAATTGACTTAATAACTTCAAAACCACATTATAAAAATCGTAAACAAAGAGAATTAGAAGAAATCAATTAACAAGGAGGTTATATGCGTCCAAGTTTTCGTTATTTTTTCAAAAGCGAGCTAAACTGCCACTCTTTTAGGCTCATAGTTGGCTCAATGATAATGTTATTGACTGAGATTATGGTTTTTTAAAAATAGGCTCTAATTACACCTTTAAAACGCTAAATTGGCTAAATATGTTTCCAAGATCTTCTATGAATGATATGTTTTACAACTGATTTACTTATATTGAATATCTTAGATAATTCTAAATGTGAAAACTGATTTTTAAGTTTGCGTATTTCTAAAACTTGTTTTTCATTTAATTTACTACTAGGATGTTTTGAACCTCTATTTACTTTTTCTGGATGCAATCTCATTCCATTTTTATCACCAGTTGCTGTTCTTCCTTTATTCCTACAATCATCAAAATTATCTTTTGCAGTTCCTAAAAAAAGATGGTTTGGATTTATACAACTTGGATTATCACATTTATGAAGCACTAATTTTCCTTTGGGAATTTTACCTTTAAATAATAAATAAGAAATTCTATGTGCTTTTGAGGTCTTTTTTTTATAACCACAAATTGCATATCCATCTCTGTCCTTTCCTTTTTGCCAAACCCAACAATCATTTTCGTTTATTTTTATATTTCTCTTTAATAACTTTCTCTTTCTATTATCATAATCAATTAATTTAGGATAATTCTCGGGAATCCTCGGTATTTTAATGCCGAGATGAAAGAGAATATGATGTTTGTTTTTTCTCTTTAAAATAAAATTCTTTTGTATTAAAATATTTTTACCTTTAAAGGTCTACCGAGGGGCACTCGGAATGTTAAAGCCTTTGGAGAGAATGTAAGACCGGAGGACATGGGTTGTAACAAACGTAAAAGTCCTCTAAGAGGACATTTGCAAAAACCAAGCCGTTTCCTCCTGGCTATTCTCTGTGAATAAGGAATCTCTTGCATCTTAGGATGCTCGGTAATTTATTGCCGAGAGAATGTCACATTGCCAACAACCACAACTTTTAGAACAATTATATTTAAAAAAATAAATATCTACATCTCTTATAGTTCCACAAATACATTGACATCTTAAAGAACGATGTCCATTAGATTTTAATTTTCCTTCAGATAATATTGTCCAATGCATGTTTACCATGTTATATGGTAAACTATTAAATGTAAAATTAATTTAGAGTCAACTTTTCCAATATTCAAGCACAACGTAACTCTCAGTAAAAGCTGCCAAATTTACTGTAGGAGTAATGATAACCTGCGTTGCAGTTACCTGCAAAGAACAATCGTGAATACCTCCATTTGGCAAAGGTATCCAAAGAGGAGTAGCAGGGTCAATCGCCCAGCCATAAATCCTCACATGTCTCCAAGTGGCAGGAACAGCAGCTCCTCCGTTAAGTCCATGTAAGACAGTTGTTGCAGCAGCATTTTTTAAAGCTCCTGTGGCAATAACCTTTCGGTAAATATTATCTACTTTTTGAGTATTTCTAACTGAATACTGTTGATTGATAATATGTTCGTTTAAATCATATTGCCCTGTATCTTTGCGATTAATCATTCTAGAAGTATCTTCCAAGAACTTCTTATGCTCTGGCCCAATGTCTTTGATAAAATTAATTTGTTCAGAAAGATAATTTCCAAGCGTTGCAGCAGAATTTGTACTCATTAGATAATCCTTCCTGAAGGTGCTATATCAAATAGCATAGTATGTAATTCAAATCCGCTTTCATAATTAGTTCTTTCTTTCATTTGAACAGGACTAAAAGTAAAACCAACTTGAACAAAATTAGATGCAATAGAAGGAAATAACCTTTTCCAAACTCTAGGTGAAGAAACTGTATTAAATGATTCACCAGTAGTTTTGGCTAAAGAAAGATTTAAAAGAGTAGAAGGATCTGGCTCTTCTCCAACATATAGTTCTGTGGTTATTGTTCCGTCATTAACATCTGTATAAACATCTAAATAACTTAATCTAAAAGATTGATCCTGTTCTAAAAATGGTGATAGAGCTTTTGTTTTAATATAAAAGTTATTAACAATTTGAATATTTCCTGAACCAGTATAAGAAGCTCCAAACCCAGATAAATCTAAAGGATTAAAGACACCTGCATCACTAATGGTATAAAGTGAAAAAGTATCTGTTGTTATAGTTCTAATTCCAAAGACACGATAGTTTAAGGGATTATAAGAATAAGAAATAGTAACTGGAGTAGCAGCACCCAAAGCAGCAAAGTTTATAACAAATGTTCTATTTTCATAATCTATTGTAGAATTACCCGTACCACCATATAATGTTCCATTTCCTAGATCTGTATAAGTATTAGCTCCACAAGTAATTGTAATTGTAGAAGGAATTGTTCCAACCCAAGTTCCAGTATTCATTAAATCTGTACCAAATGAACCAACAAATTGTGTTGCTCCAATAGCAGCAGTATCTACAGTTTCATTAGCAACAGCAGTTGCAAATCCTCTTACATAGAAAAACTTAACATAATCTCCGTCATAGAATCCAAAATCGCTATTAGTAGAATTTTGCAGATTATGATTTGGTAGATAGCAAACAGCAGGATTAGCATTAGTAATTGCAGGAACACCGGCAGCAGTCATTAAATCCAAGAGAGGATCATTATTGCTTTCTTTACCTAAGATAGCTACATTACCGATCTGATTACCTCCGACAATATCAGGAAAAGCAGCTTGAGATTGAGGACTTCCCCAAGGTATATTCCACTCGTCCCAAGAATCGTAAGGCAGCGTTGCCCAAGTATAGTCAGTAGATTTCTGATAATTTCCAAAGCAGGTAAATGAATCGTTGAAATAACTCCAGCATTTTTCCTCATAATTTAAAATTAAAAGTTTCTCTGGAAAAGTACCTCCGGCAGTTTGAGTAGGAATTGTCCAATAGACTAACTTACGATAAAAGTCTCTTATACCATGTACTCGTTTAGGGCCTTGAGTATCATTCTGAATTTCATATACTTCATCTGGTATCTTAATATCTATAGGTTGTACTTCTTGTGAATTGGAAACTGTAATTCTTTTATCACCAATAGCGTAAACACCTTCATCAAAAGTAATAGGTGAGAAAGTGCTTTCACAACCTAAATCTGAATTAATCTTATACCAGACAAATGGCAGAACTTCATTTCCTGTATATCTAAGTTCCCAGACTGATCTTTCAAAATAGACAACTAAAGTATCTTTAAAGAAAGCACATGAAACTATTTGTTCAGAAGTAGGAGCATCATTGTATCCACCACCACCAGGTATATTATCAGCCCATTCTGAACCTGCTCTCCTAGAAGTTGCAGCAGCCGGTGTAGAAGCAGTAGCATAAAAAGGAGTTCCATTCTGCGACCATCTAGCTCTGTTCCTATAAACTGTATTAGCTCCGGTAAAAGTACCCTCTGTAGTATTTAAGGCAACCAAGTGGTCTCTATATGGTACTAAGATTAAAGCAGCTTTTAAATATGTATCTGTAGAAGCTCCGGTAAAAGTTAAAGGTGGTGCAAAGTTACGCCAGCCTAGGTTTAAACCGAATCCGTCATAGAATCTAATTCCATCTCCAGAAAGAGTTCTAGTTAAAGCAAAGACAACACCACCAGAAGCATATGCTCCAAAAGCAGCAGAGTTAATATTAACTGTAATTGTATTAGCAGCAATAGCTGTAACTGTACCAATCAAACCATTGATTTCAGTCATACCTACTACTTCATTAATAAAAACTACATCTTGCACAATAAAAGGGTGTCCAGCACCAACAGTAATTACAGCAGAGGCAGCTTGAGTAATTGCAGTACAAGCTCTACCATGATTGCCGACAACATTGTTAGTTGACCACAAAACTTCATAATAGTTTTTGCTCCAGAAGAAATCGCTGTTAGCTCCAGTCCAGAGAACAGGATTAGCAGCAGCTAAATTCATCTTATAGAAAGAACAATTCTCAAATTGTCCGCCTGTAAAATAAAAAGAATAATCTGTATCAAAAGCAATCAGATCTTCAAAATTGACAACAGTAGTTTCTAAATGGGTAAATCCCATGCAGGGAAGCTTTTTATTGGCAACGACAGGCAGGTAACGATAAGCAGTAATATTGACAGTATGCACACCAGCCGGTAATGCGGTATCCCAATTTAAGACAAAAGCACCTGTCTCATAATTAATAGTTCCCCAACCATAATTCTCACCAGCAGGAACAGTTGTTGCTGTAAGAGTTCCATTTCCATTATCGGTAAAAACAAAATTACCCCAAGCAGCAATAGCTATTGTAATTGTTACTGTATCAGGAGAAATAGGCGGATTAGTTATTATTGCATTATAAGTTGTAGTTCCTACGCCAGCATTAGCTTTAGCTTCTGGCAAGGTAGGTGTTAAATGCAATCTACCTAGAAAAGAATAACCTTCTTTCTTCTTAACTCTTCCTCTAAAAACATATGCATCTTCCAATTCGACAAAGGCATCTTTATTATCAAGCCAAGGTTTGACATTCTTTTGAAGTCCTGTCTCGAATGGGCCAATTGCATATTTAGGCATTTATTCCAAATCCTATTACCATAACACTCATAAGAGCATTATCTTTTCCAGTACCAGGAGCAGTAGGAAAAGCACATTCTACAACGCAACTTCCAGCAGCAATAGATTCCACTCCAAACATTCCATAGTTTCCACCGCCATTTACAGATTCTACTTGTCCATTCACTATTGGCAAATAATTCGTATTAGGAAGTGCATTTGTAAAAGAAACCCTCCATCTTCCTGTCGCTAATTTTGTAATAGTGGAAACATTATAACTAATATTAGTATCAGGAGTAATAGGGCCAGCTGCCGATCCATCAAATCTAACCCATGCCCAACATTGCAGCAGATTAAAAGCACCGGTTTCATTACTGAAAATACAGGCAGCTCTATTAGCATTAGCAGTAGCTGCAGTATCAGTTCTATCCAATGGAGATATTTCTGACTGACCAGCAGCTTGAGCTGTAGGAGCATGATAAGTGTCAAATTGAACTTGTTTATGCCTTCCATTATTTGCAGTAGCAGTAAAAGCTACATGATTAACAGCATAATCAGTATCAGCTTTAGTCCAATTTCTTTGAAATTTTGCTACCGAAGCAGAAGGTCTTTCTGTATTAAGAGGTACGTTTGTTGAAAATGTCATTTAACTACCTATGTTTGAATTGTAATAAGAATCCCCTAAAATTCCTGAATTATAAATAGTGGAAACTCTCTGATTTTTAATTTGTACTAGTGTTCTTCTTTCGACTAATAGCATTTGCCTTTGAAAAAAAACGTCTGCCTTTTGATAACTTTCCATATCTAAATTATCAGCAAAAATCTTTAAAGCAGTTCCATAAGCTACCAAACTCCACCAGTCTCTAACTTGAACTTGTTGATCTTCATGGTTTAAAGCATCAGGATTCTCAAAACCAGCACAAGCAAATTCGTAAGCTATATCAGGAACGGGATAGAACTCGATAACATTAGCATCAAATAAAACAGCAGTAGGTTTTCCTTCAGGCCAGCTAATATAATGTGCTGTCATAATATTGCCGGCAGGAATAACTGCATTCCAAGTTAAAGCAGTTATTGCTCCTGTGCTATAATTAATAACACCACCTGTTACATTTCCAGTTAATGTTCCAGCAGGCCATATTCCCATAGAATCATTTGCTACTAATGTATTTCCACCAACATCAGTTACAGTTATATCAAGTGTTCCTCTGGTTATTGGTGTATTGGTCAAAGTACCAGTATAAGGCCCTGCAACACCAGTTCCAGTTGATAATGTACTTGTATTATGCTGACTTGGTGCATACTTAAAAAAAGCTTCTGTTGATTGGAATAGAGGAATTTGAGTGCCATCTACATAACATGGCGGTTCTAAATTTGTATAAGTATTAAAAGGAAAAATATAAAGAGGTTGATGAGGCGTTAAAGTAACCGAATAACTGCCATGCAGATTCCAAAGCCTTAAATGCTCTGGCAGATCATACTGGTAAAAATCATTAATATAATTGTCCAAATCATCATTAGACAATTGATTAACAGAAGGCATACCTGCAATCTTTCTAACCTTTGTTCTGATCTGTCCTAAAGAACCTGTAACTGCCATGTTTTACCTCTATACTACTGTATATCCAGCTCTTGATAAATTATTCCTATAAGAAGCATCTAAAGTGTTAATTTCACCTGCTGGAATAGTTAATGCAGTTTGTGTAAGTGCTCCACCTATAAAATTAGTAAAATCATTAGAATTTAATTCTACTGTTATTTGAGATGCTCCACTATTAACACCAATAATTTTTACAACTTTTCCATCAATCTCTGGCATTCCATGAACACTTGGACATTGAATAGTTATATATTGATTCTCCACATAATTAACTGTGCTTGCCAAAGTTAAAACTGTATTAAGTCCTTTGGTTACTGCATTAATCGTATTAATCTGTGGGTATATATCTATTGCAGCCATATCTCACCTATCTCACCTATCTCACTTGTTTTACATAAACTCTGTTGATAAGAACTGATAACGCTGCTCACCCTTGTTCTTATCTATCGTTCTATTGCCAAACTGATCTGTGATAAAATGGTGCTGCTTAACAATACAGTCGTTATTCAAATGCTTGGCAACACATAATGGTAGATCATAAGTCTCCCCGTCTTTCAGCGTATAAATCGTTAAAGGATCTTGAGGAAACTTCTTATATGGAAAAGATATTTCTCCACCAGGAGCTTCAATATTTTTAAAAACACCTTTGACTAATTTGCTCTCTTCTTTGTATAGTTTATCCAACTTTTCCTTAGCTTCTTTCTTCTGTTGAGGATTTAAGGAGCTTTTTGGAGTGGTATGGATTTCTTGTGTATAACTAGACATATATTCTCCTATGTAAGTCTAATTTTTACTTACCAACTAGGATAAAAAAAGGGAAGAGCTGATAAGCCCTCCCCTAAATGAACTCTTAAAAACACTATTTTTTACTTAGCGTTTCTAATACCTACCCAATTAAATACATCAGCAGCAGTACCATCAATAGCAGTACCAAGATATATTCTTCTTGTTTCAGGATTTGAAAAAGCACCACTCAATACACTTGCATTTTCACCGGCAGGCACAATGTGAGGGTGAGTTACACCAGCAGCAGCGACCGCGCTAGTTGGGAACGCAAATGCAGTAAATGCACTTGAATCAATATCTGTAGTGATAGTGTTTGTTGCAGTATTGACTGCAGTAATTGTTGCAGTCAAACCATCAATCTGAGACATACCAAAGCGATATGCTCCACGATCTCTACCATTTCTGATAGTGATTTTCTCACCTACTGAATATCCATGAGTTACGCTTAATGTAATTACAGCCGGATTAGCAGCAGTAATCGCAGTAATATAGCGTTTTCTTGGATAGCTCAATAGATCAGTATGAATAATACGGAAATCAGCATTAGTTGCAGCAGCAGCAAAACCGGCAGCAGGTAAATACCCTAGGGTATAACTAGCACCAGGAGTTGTAGCTGTAACAGTAAATTCCATACCTGCAATCTGTAACATACCAGTTGTATTCAACATTCTTACAATGTCTCCTACAAGAGGTGCAGTTCCAGCAGCAGAAGCATCTGATACAACCGCAGGAGTTGCAGCAGTAATAGCTGTTCCTACAGCAACTAAAGCTCCATCAGTTACAATACTAGAATCCTCATAAGTAAATCCAGCAGTTGTAATGATATTATCAGTTACAGTACCACCAGCTAAAGTAAAGGTTCTTGCAGTACCATTAGCCATAGTGGAATTCCACCTTGATTCGATAATGCCAGCACCACCAGCTAGTGTAGTAGTATTAAAAATATGAAACTCGTCAATTCCAAAAGGTACATCAATCCATTGAGGTGAACCTGTTGAAACAAGAGTTCCTTCGTATCTAATTTCTTGTGTCATAATTCCTCCTTAGATTGTGCATCTTAAATTGGTTACCCAAGCGTTGTTAGTAATTGCTCTTGCATGAGAAAAGCGATAAGACGCTTGATGTCTTAATTCAGCAGGATCATTAACTGTTCCTGGAGCTTTATAAATGAATTTCGCATTCTCACCATCAAGTTGTACGCTTGTATAAGCTTCTTGTCCTGTTACAAACATATTGTAAACGTTTGCACCCAGTAAAGAAGCATTGGTTGTTATCGAGCCACGAGAACTCAACACAAAACGAATGTTGTTTACAGAACCATGTTCCGCAGACAAGATATTCATTTGTGATGGGTACTGAGCCTTATTGATATAGCCTGCAACAGCCTGCAATCTAGGTATAATTGCAGTATTAGCCATTGCAAAGAAGCTGTCTCTTACAGGGCCAGTTCCAAAGCGGTTTTCGCCTTCGATAACTTCGCCAATATAGTCGGCATCAGAAGTTAAAAGTGATGTTACCACACCTTCAAAATCGGCTGCTGTTGGTTCAGTAGGGTTGTCTGATAATTGTTACTACCCTTTCGGGCGGTATGGTCATTTCTGCCATACTCTCTATGTTTCCATAGAGTCCGGACTAGTGCTTCACCTTTCGGTGTCTGACCGCTTTAGTCTCTCACGCTGCTTGCGCTTGCGCCTCGTTGTCTCCGGCATTATCCGGTAAGAGTTTCGAGTCAATTAGGTCTGATTTTATAACGGCGATCCCACCGTTAACGCCCCCAGTGCAGTTCACAAAAGCGGCTGTAGCCACTAGCAAATTGCGCATCAGTTCGTCTTCTGTTTCTCTACAATCTGTTACTTTAATGACCTATTTCTAGGCGGGGAGTCTTGTTATTCCTCCCTCCAAATCTTTCGAAGTGGTTCGGACTATCGCATATGACAAATATGTCATTCGAATCGTTTAGTCTCTGCAGGCCTAGACTTTTATTCGGTTTCCCTTTATAATATAATTCATGAAAACACAAAGAGATTTCTTTATCTACTTGGCTGGATATGTTGATGGAGATGGTTGCTTTAGATGCAACATTACCACTCAAAAAAGCGGTATTATTGTCTATGAGCGCTCCATAACAATTTCTTCTACCAAAAAAGAAGTTATTTTTTTCTTCAATAAAACTTTTGGCGGATATATCAGCACAAAGAAAGCTCACAAAAATCAGAAAAAAGCTTATATATGGACAATTAAAGGAAATGCTGCTGGAAAACTCGCTTTCAACATCAAGTCTTTTCTTGTTAATAAAGCTAAAGAATGTGATTTTTTTATAGATTTTTGCAAGGTTATTAAACCTAATTGTTTTCTGAAACCAGCTTTTAAAATTATAGAAAAAAGAAATGATCTTATTTCTAAAATAAGACAAGAAAACCATCACAATGGACTTATAACTAAAGAAGCCATTGTCTCTCTTAAAACATCTAAAAAATCTATTAAACCAACTGATAAAGATTATATATATCTTGCTGGACTTATAGATGCCGAAGGATGTTTGAGAATTTCTAGCAGATTTCGCAATAGAAATAACAAAAGAGAGAAAATTTATAATACTGTCTTTGAAATTGGAAACACTAAAATAAAAATGATGGAATGGCTTATAAAAAGATTTGGAGGAAGTCTTACATATATTTCTCCAAGACGGAAAAATAAACTTCATGCTGCTACATGGGCACTCTATGCAAAATCCCTTTATCCAATTCTTTTTAAGATAAAGCCATTTCTTTTTAATAAAAAAGCTGTCTGTGAAGAACTTATAAAATTTCAAGCAACAATTCTTCCAAATGGAGGAGATAGACATTCTAAAGTCTTTACAACAGACTTTAAAAAGCGTATCATTCTTCGTGAAAAAATTATTAAAGAGGTTCATAAGCTCAATCATAAAGGTAATTATTAATCTAGTTCCTTCTGGTTGCCATGGGCTATGCTGCCTTTAGGTTTTCCAAGGTATTTAGGTTCGATTTAAAGTCCCCTAGTGTGTCAAGGGACTGTCCCAAACGAGCTGCTGCCTGATTTAAAGTGGGGTCTTCATTTATGGCGACCACTTCCCGAGTCAATATTACTGTTGTAGAATACCAATTAATTGTCTTTCTGTTACTTTAATGACCTATTTCTAGGCGGAGGGTCTTGTTATTCCCCTCTCCTAGGTTTTGTTTATAGCCTAGGGTCGGACTATTGCTTAGTCTTTCGACTTTGATTCGTTTAGTCTCTCAGGCTGCTTGCGCTTGCCCCTCGTTATCCTGTCGGAACTCCGAGTCAATTAGAATCAATTTAAAGACACCACATAAAATTTTAGCGTCTATATCTACAGCAGTCATAGTTTGCGCAGGCGGATTCATAAATAATGGATCTACCGGCACAGTTGCAGTCTGCAACCGATTATATCGGCGCATTCTTAAAGTTTTACCGTTGTTTCCTTTAATCGACCTTGGAATAGCGAACAAATTATGCACAAGATGCGGCATTGGAGTGCTTAACATCTTTTCGCTAAATTCCTGAGCCACAGGAGGCGGTAAAATTGTTGTTGTAGTTGTCATTAATACCTCGTTACTAATGATTTAGAAAATCACAGTAAGTTGGCGAAATGGCTCATCTCCTTGTAAAGCTGTTCCTTAGACTTCTTCTGGAAGTTGTTAGCGTTTTTAAGCGCACTCTGTTGTCCTAAAGCATTAATGCTATTAGGCTTTTGAGCATTTTCCAGAATCTTTTCAGCTTCTTCCATAGCTACAGGATCTTGCTTTTTAGTAGCATAGATAGCCTTTAGATATGCATAAGTTGCTGTATAAGGGTCTTTAGATTTCGACAAACCTTCTGCCAACGCTGGATTTTCCTGTTCTAATTTCTTAATGCGTTGAGCAGTTACTACTTCATCAAAGTCTGGGTGTTGCTGTTTAACAAGGGTAGGCAGACGTTCTCTCTCTTGTTTAGCTAATATATCTCTGACAGTTTTTTCCGCTATTTTTGCAGCTCTAAGATTGACAAATTTATCAACGTGCTGCCATTCGGGAATATCATCAGGGTTTAGCTGTGGAAGTATCTCTTCCGTAGATGAGGGCTGCTCTTTGCCTTGTTTAAGCAAAGTTACCAGTTCTCTGTTCATAGCTTCCTGCTCTCTAGCCCTTTGTTCAGCTTCTTTCTTCTCATTTTCGAGTTGTCGGAAGTTATATTCCTTAGAGCCTTCTTTAGGTTCTTTGGATTCGGGCTGTTGGCTGGCTGTTTCCTGATTAGTGGCTTCAGGATTGCCGAGATCCTGTTCAGTAACGACGGTCTTAGCTTCTTCAGTCATTAGTCATCCTTTTTCTTGCGGTTTAGCGAGGCCGCTTGTTTACGCTAATAAAACTGCCACCTGTACATAGTGGACAAGTAATTATTTGACTAATAACTAAGGTGAATTTATTTGACAATAGCTGATAAGGGGTGTCTAAACCTTCTGATAGCCATTCTCAAGTTTTTGCATCTTCTCAATACAATGAATAAGGAACTCGTCTGTGTTGGCTCTATTCTTTAAGAACATGGGAACAGCACTCTTATTAGGCAAAACCCACTCTAAGAGCAAATTATCTGTCTTAGGTTCAAATGAGAAGCAGGTCAAGCCATAATTCATCTCTGGAAAACTATGACGTGATTGCACTTCGCAATGCATAACCCTATGCAGCAAATGATCTTTATGAAAATAAACTAAAATATAGAACTTGTGATTCCATTGAGGTAAGCCTTTGCGTGCATCTATCTGTCTCCAGACTTCCTTCATTACCTCTTTGTTACCGACTTCTTCGATAAACTCACCAACTTCAATCTCTTGCTTTTGGTGACTTTCTTGCGTATCGGCAAGCATCTGCCCTACTGTAGGTCGATCTGCTACTGTGGACATCTTCCTTTTTTTAGCACTCTTTTTTTTCAACTGCTAACTCCTTTTCTAAAAACAGGGACAGTTCAAACTAGAAAAGGGCAAAAGGAGAGTAAAAGAAGAATGAACCGCCCTGAAAATTTAATTGCCCATTTTACTTGTAGCGGTTCTCTTTGTAAGCTCCTCTCTTAAGCTTACCTGCATCTTTGGAAGCAAAACCACTTTGTTTTTCCAAGTAGTTCATAGTTCCATTAGCAGCATTTGTGAAAGCTTTTGCTTCCTTGCTGTATGATTTATCAGACAGATTTTTTGATGGTTTCATAATAAAATCCCCTAGGGTTGTAGTTTTAACCACAATCCGAACACTATTAAGTGAAATATTTACTTGTCAAGAAGGGATTACCACTTACCACGCTTAAGAGGTTTTGTACTAGGAAGTTTAGGAACTTTAGAATGTTCCGAGTTCTTATTGATCTGCTCTACACGTTTAACAGCTAATGAATTGACTTGTTTCTCTAAAATGTCTCCAAATGGGGTCAAATATAAAGTAAGCCAAATTACACCGCTTAAAACAATAAATTTAAACATATCTACCCTTATATAAACTGCCTTTTTTACCACTAGCAGGAGAATGTTTAATCTTGCTAGGGCTTCTTTTATATTTTGAAGTTTTTGAAGTTTTTATGCCTTTATTAGGATTTGGCATTGTTTTTGCTGGTTTCATTTCTTTCTCTTCTTTGATTTTCTAGCGGTACTTAGAGCAGCAGCTACAGCTTGTTTTTGCGGATGTCCAGTCTTTCGCATTTCTCTTATATTAGAAGATATAATTTTTTTACTTTTACCCTTTTTGAGAGGCATTTTCTTTTTCCTTTTTTTATTCAATTTGATCTTTTTAGCACCTAATTTGTTTAATAACTTACCTATTTGATTTGATAACCATAAAAATATAACTATCAACCACCAGCAAAGTTTAATTAATAACTTCTTCATTATCTACCCCTTCCGCCCTTTCTATTTTTTGAAGGTTTTCCTATTGGACCTTTACCTTTACCTATCCCCAGTCCTTTTCCTTTTCCACCTGATCTAATTTTTCCACCTGGACATTTTTTCTTTTTCATCGTACCTCATCTATTTTAGATTCATAAATAATATCATTTAAACGATCTAGTACTTTATCTTCATCATACTCTTCCCAACCTTTGTAAATGGAGCGAGCTAGATCTCTTAAATCGCAAAGAGCCATGTACATTATTGTTGCGTTTTGATGGATCTGTATGGAACCGTCGTCTTCCACCGAATCAAATTCGTAGATTATCTTGGTCATATTTTATCTCCTCTAAAAAATAATGGTTGCACTAACTATTAGTGCATCTTCTTCCACTGTTATATATAGCGACCACTTGGTCACATTTGTAATATCTGTCAGTCATTTCTCCGGACTAGAAGGACTAAGGTCTATGTCTAGACCTGTAACGCTCTGTATCTTAGCCTCAACCATTTCCTCTACGATATTGTCTTGTGGATAGGATTCTTTAATAACTTCTACCACACTATTTGCTGTCGGGTTTTCTGTTTTCTTAATTACCCCACAACTTGTAACTAAAAAACTTGCTCCTAATAGTAGAAGCGTTTCAATAATTTTTCTCATTTTAAATGCCTTTGTCTGTCTTTTTCTAAAACCTTTTCTATTCTTTTCTTATCTTTTTCAGTCAACTTTCTTTCTATCCTTAAACGATCTTCTTTACGACCATTAGGACTTAAAATTATTATTTCTTGATAAGATCCACTATTTTTAAAAGTATGTTTCCATTTACAACCACTTAATAAATATAAACTACTTATTAACATAATTAAGAAAGTTAAATATTTAACTTTTTTATTAGACATTCGCTCCTTGAGATACAGTTTCTTTAGATTTAGACGTTTCCATCTCTCCTTCTTTTTGCCCCTTTAATGTTTGTACTATTTCTATTAATTTTTGTAAGTTATTTAAATCAATTTCATCTAAAGATTTGGCAGCTTCTACTTCGTGATAAGTAGCCAGATTTAAGTCTTTTATCGCTTCTGCCCTGCGCTCTTCAGCCAACATTTTGTTTTCTTCAATTCGGCTAAACCTTTCAGCTCCCAGTCCTTTTTTCTCCCAAATATTAGCCTCAACCATCTGGTTTTCTAGTTCGGCTGTTCTTTGTTGCTGTTGCTGTTGCTGCTCGAACTGTTTCATTACAGCCTCTTTCAGCTCTTTCTTGCCTTGAACCGGTGCTTTGTCAATTAAGATGTCAGGAGGTATCGGCAATCCCATTTGTGTTAAATTGCTATATTGCAGGAATTCAAGCTTTTGCTGAGTATCTGTTAACAACCCTTCAGCTATTACACAGTCATATTTTTGGAAAGCTTTATTCTGAAACTGATCGGTCGGTTCTTTGCCCAAAATTCTCTGTATCTTGCCATAAGTAAAATTCTTCTGGATAATCTCCATTGAAATCTCACCAAGAATCTTCTGTGATAGGTCTAATTGGTCAAATAATCGCTGCAAGGTCACAAGACCAGCACCCTGCCTCAACATACTCAAAATACCTGCTTTATCATCATCTGCTGAACCTAGCAGTTCTTCGTTCACACCGCTAATTTCCTGTATCTCTTTACTCAAAATCTCAGATAATTGAATTGTAGTCGGCGGTATCTGCGGTGACTGTAATTGCTGAACACTCTCCATTCCTAAAGGAGCTGTCTGCTTAATAAAAATAGGTTGCCCCTGTCCGCTTTTAAGAACGTCATTATTATCTACCAACGAACCTTCCATAACCTTCATTCCAGAATTTATCTGGCTTTCAAGAATATCAAGCTCAATAACTTTACGACGGTTATACAAAAATTGAGCATCCCTAAGCCCACGTACCACGCCTTGCAGTCTCCCTGAAAAATAAACGTTATCAGGATCCCAGTAGCCAAGAACAGGCACAAAGGGGTAGCGATCAATACCAAGAGGATTTTTTCCGTCATACATTACCTTTCCATTAATAGAAATAGCTAGTTTTACAGTCGGTATAGTTACATTCTTTACTTTTATTGTTGGATAAGTTGCTAAAAATAAATCCAGTCTTTCTTTGTCCTCTGATGTCCATTCCATTACCTCGCCGGTCTGAGTATCAATTAAAAGTTTCTGCTTTCTAGTGTCCATGTACCAGTATTCGTCATAGGGCAATAGATTTCTGGTTGTAAAGTTGTAATTTTCCGGCATAAAGTAGAATTTCTGGTCTTTGTTGCCATATCTCGGTATCTTCATGTCCTCTATTTCTTTCGACCTTTCCGGCAAAAGTAGCATACATTCTTCTTTAGTAAACCATTTTCTAGTCCAAATAAAAGAACAGTCTGATAAATCCTGCTTTCTAAAGAAGGTGTCCATCATGTAGCTGTTATAAGCATAATGATTGACTTTTAGATCGCCAGATGCAGGATCGAAAGTATTATCAAGCCACACGCCAAGTAAAGAAAGGCCAGTTGTAAGACTTCCGTGTTCGAAAGCATCTGAGATCGTATTATATACATTATCTCGCTGGTATGCCCATGCAATAACGTCAGAAAATTGGTTAGCAGTTTCTTCATCTGCTCCTTCTATTGGTTGGATATTGGTAGCTTTGCGGTGTTTGCGCTGGTGACCACCAATCATATTTACAATACGTCTAATCTTATTAAAATTAAATTGCTTACGACTTGTGGCTGGAATATCAGTATAGATTTCATTCCAGAGACTTTGATCGCCGGCTAAAAATCGCTGGTCTATTCTAGCCTCATTCCAGAAAGCCTGCGTTTGAGAGATAAATTGATTATAACTCTCATCCATTCGCTGTTTGATATAAGTATCTCGATTAGTGTCATCTACATAAAAGTTTTTATCTAATTGGCGAGAGGTTTCGTAGGCTGTTGCGGTCATTGATTTTACCGATTATAGGTTTTCTTTCACCTATACATGGTAAGTAAATATTTGACTAGGAGGGATAAAGGTTATTCAGAATCAAAAGCAGAAGGTCGTATACCCATCATATATTGATCTAAGGCTTCCAAAGCTTTTACAAAGATTTCTTTTCTTAAAGCAGGAGTTCTCTCATAAGTCGGTAGCCACTTTCCGTCTCTATTTACATTTTGAAGGCTAATCCAACTCCTATCACCTTTAACGAAATAGCCTAGCCCTCGGAAGATTTCAGAACGGTTAGCATCATGTATAATGCGAATATCGACAAATCCTTGTCTTAAATTTCTCTCATTAGGCTCATAGTTTAAAATTGTTATTTGCATACTCACTCCTTTGGCGGTTCGGGCAAAGGCCAACCATTTTTTTTAATTAAACGAGTGACATTCTCTCGGCATTAAAATACCGAGGATTCCCGAGAATTATCCTAAATGATGTATAAGGAACTTTATAAATACGAGACCATTCAGTTTTTGTTTTTATAACACCATTCAATTAGGATATCCTAATTATTTATTTAGGACAAGGCGGAAGCGGCATCCAGTGGGTTACAATATTCTCAGGAATAAAATGTGTTCCTTCATCATCTTCCCAACCCCACATATTACTCATTTTTCTTTTGGAATGGTTTCCATCACAATCCCATTCATCAAACTCGCCCTCAATAAAGAATTTATTTTCTGTCGGATTTTCCCATACATCAGAATAAGTTAAAAAAAATCCTTTATTTTTTAAAATCTCTTCTTTAGTTGGAAATCTATTCTCAATGCTTACCCACTCCATGCTCACTCCTTAGGCTGTTCCGGTAATGGTTGCCAGCAAACAACCTCTTTATTGAAAAAATAGTTCCCATAACGATCGCACCAATCATTTTCATCATGGTATATTAAAGCATAATCTTGAAGTTCTTTAAAACTCTGCTTAACAACTGCTAATACTAACTTACAATCTGGAGGAAGCTTTTCAGAGCATTTAATCCATTCCATCATTGCCACCCCTGTTCAGCTTTCCAATTCCTATAATCGTCTAGGCTCATAGAATATGTTCCATCATACATTGGTTTGAAGTAAGTATATAGAACATAGCGTGTCAAATCGCTCATATGATCATTCTGCTTTAGCGGTCTGTCCTCTCCAAGCCTAATACTCTTATCATCCCAGACATAAGTGTACATCTCTTTAATCATATTCTGGCACTTCTTACATACCTTAAAAGTTCCATTGCTCATCATCTTGCTAGAAAATCTAATGCCATTCAAAACATCATTATCAGCATCTACAATATTCTGAATACCCTGCTTAATGCACTCTGCCTTAAAACTTGCTGCACTAGGATCAACAATGATCGCTTTAACATTCTTTCCAGCTATAAATTTCTTTAAATCCTCGGCGTACTCGCTATCAGTCTTTTGCCTCATCTTTTCACGAGAATTCCAATAATATTCTTCTTCCATCCAAATATTAGGAAAAGTATCTGGATTATATCCAAATAAACCAAAACCACATGGGTTTGTAGTCCCGTAATCTACTCCCACCACATAATAACGAGGATTATCAGGAGGAAAGTCCATAACATGAATTCGTTCGTCAAAGAAGTCATAAATAGTACCTTCCGCTAAACACCATTCCCCTAAAATAAATCGCTTGTACCATAAACCCGTATATTCTTTTTTAAGATTGTCTTTAAATGACTTAGATAAAGAAGGGTTATCATCTAATTTAAAGTCGAAAACATTAATATCTAACTCTTTATTATCTATATATTCTTTTTTTAAATAATGGAAGGGCGTATCAGGGTTAGTAGTGGCTATAAGCTTTGCTGTATCTTTGGTTATACGAGATAACAGCATTTTAAAGAAGGATTCGGGCATTAAGGAAGCTTCATCAATATATGCTCCTCCGCAAGTCATTCCCCTTATTTTACCTTCTGCTCTTTCATCATTAGCAGGAATTAGGTAAATTGTCTTATCCCATAGATGTAATTCCCCTTTGCCTATGTAATATTTAGCTTCAGAACCTATAATTCTGCAAATCTCATCTACAATATTACGCTTGATAGTTGAAGCTGTCCTACCAACCATGATTAAGTTATCATCAGTCTCATGCTGAACATATTTAAGCCACTTAAGCAGGCTAACAAAAGTCTTTCCAGAACGAACAGAGCCGATTAAGAAGTTTAGCCTTTTGTTTTCAGCGTTTAAGACTTCTTGCTGTTTTTCCGAAAGCTCGAACATGGATTACTTGCCCTTTCTTTCCTTTATTTCCTTTCCTAGCTTTCTGATTCTCTTACCTTGATCTTTTGCCCTTCTATCTATCAAGGCTGTATAATTAAACTGGTTTTTTAAAGATTCATGCAAAAAAGACCATGTCGCAAAATCAGGAAGCTTTTCTTCAATCGAAATTATCCTGTCTTGTAGATCTTCTATAAATTCTATTTGTTCTTTATTCACAGTTTACGTTACTTCTTTTTCTTCTTGTTCTTATTGATTTCTTTGTTATACCAGTCATTAAACATACCTTTACTTTCGGTTTTGCTTTCCTTATCTTTATCCCACCCGAACATATTTCTCATAAGTATCTGAAATAAAACAGGTTGTGACTTTTCAACCTGTCCTAACATCATTGCCCTACCCCACTCAATATATTTCCTAAGTGCCTTAGCCTCAGCGATTGTTTTCTGTGAAGGGGGAAAGTCCGGGTCTACCTTTAAATAGTTTTCCATTGTCTTGTAACAAACAGATAATCCATCCTTTTCATAGTACCAAGCTTTTCTCGGCCACCCTTGAGCAATATGGTCGCAATAATCCTTGTAAACCTTTTGTTTTATCTCGATACTTTTTAGTTTCTTAGCGTTTTGATTTCCTAAAACAGCCACCATTTTACCTCTTGTAAAGTTTTTTCTTTACACTATTGGGTAAGGTTTTACTTGTCAATTTCCAGTAAGCCTTTAACTTTTCACATACATAGACTTTTTCTTTTCTATGGTCTTGCCAAATAGTACCCTTTTCGTAGGTATCTTCAATGTTTGGCGGTCTATTAGAAATGATTAATGGTACAGATTTACAGAAATCTCTTATCACTTCATAGATTATATCTTTAAACCATAGTCTTAATTTTTTTTTCATGCTCACTCCTTCTTTAATCCTCGTTAAAATATTTTCCTTTAAAAAGATCTATGAATAACTCTGTCTCTGTTTTTTCTGGGTGATTAAACCGATAGACTAATCCAAAATAAGCAAGCAATAAAACAGCAGATATTAAAAGCAGTTTAAGAATAAAGATAATGTATTTAGCCATGCTCACTCTTTAAGTTTTCTTCTTGCCTCTTCAGCAACCCATTTAATATATTTTGAAATTGGCATTTCTATATCTTCAAAGGTTTCTATTGGTTCATTTAAAGGAATATTAGGATTTAAATTGATCGTGCCAGTTCTAACTTTTATTGTTTTTTCCTTCTTCATGCTTCTTCGCTTTCTAAGTAAATCTTCTTTCCTTCATTAATGATCTTAGTAATAACCTCTTCCGCCCTTGAACAAGTCTCGTAAAAGCTATACATTGAGCAGATAGTATTTATTAGGTTTGTCTTTAAGAAGATTTCCTCGTCATAGAAAAGTAAGTCCTCATCTTTATTATTGTCTTTAAAGGGATTGTCACGGGATAACATTATTTAACCACCTTTATTTTTATTGGATATAAGCTTTCTACTAGCTTCTTTTTAATAACCCACTCTGGCGTATCGTAACCTTTCGCCTCCCACACTTCAACCCTTCCATCAGTAAAGAAAAGCATAAAATCCGCCCGATAGGTAACACCACCTCCTAAATGGAAAGGTACTTGCCTTAAGAAGAAAAGAATTTCGCCGTTCTCTTGCATATCTTTGATAATCGAATACCAGCGGGATTCTAGCTTACTTGAGAACTTTATACCGTCATTTTCGGTTTTAACCGCCTTGAACTTATGCCTTGGATAGATCATTTTTTAACCAGCCAAATTCCATGATATAGCTTGTATAGATCAATTTCATTGATTTGATTCCAGTCATTGCCATTATGATCTTTTCGTAAAACTATTATATTTTCCCTATCGCAAGTACTAACTGAACTAAACTTAGAGTACAAACCATTAATATTTTCAATGGCTTCTTTTTCCATTTCTTCGTCTATCCAGTAAACAATCTTGCCCTTGGTAGCAATAAGTTTTAAAACTTCGTCAATAGACTTAATTTGTCTATACTGTTTTTTCTTGGCTTTTTCTTTACTCATAATATACCCTCCCGTAAAGTTTATATTTTACTTTCACTTATTTTCTGGCAAGTGTTATCTTATTTTTTGCAAAAGGAGGTTAGCTAATGAGCAAGAAAGATAAACTTATACCGGTAAGAGATGCTAAGGAAATCCTTAATGTATCAAGGCAAGGCGTCTATTTCCTGCTTAAGAAGGGTAGATTAAACGGTTTTAAGAGCAAGAAGCATGATTGTTGGCTAATACCTAAAAAGGCTATAAAAAGGTACTTAAAAAGCAAATATAAGCGTAAATACGCTACCTTAGTTGATAGAAAGAGAGTGTTTAACGCTAAGAAGGGAAATTATAGAGTTGAAGACGCTTCTAACTATGCTAATGTCCCGAAAAACCATTTGTACTATCTCATCAGAAAAAACAAAATATCATATGAAAAAGTAGGTACTCAATACATACTAAAAAAAGAAGAAGTTGAGCAGATAGGAAAGGATTACTGGGGCGTGAAAGTAGATAATGAGATTTGATTATTCAACCTGCTTAATGAATAGTTCGAACATTTGAGCTATAATACTGTTTAGCTCATTGTTAGTTAAGTCTTTTCTGATTAAATGTCTATTGCCCTTAATATGATCGGAAAGCCACTCCAAGGCAATTGACAAGCTAACGGGGTTAACTTTGCTAGTGTTATACTCTTCAACCCACTCTTCAAATAATTTCTTGTCATTGAAGAACCTACCTACATAATAGTATTTTTGCTCTTTGTTTTTCATTTTTTACCTTTTGTTTGTATATGCACATTGTTTTTAGTGTAAAGTATTTATTTTAAATAGTTTGCCCGTTCATTGCTCAACCTCGTCAAATGTTATTATGTTGTTTGTTTCTTGCATGATCGCTTTTTTTACTACTCGAGGTAATACTCTCTGATCAGTTTCATACTTATATAAACAATCCCTAGTAATGCCAAGAGATTCGCAAAACTTGTACTTTTTAATCTTATTGTTTTTCAGGAAAACATTTAATCTTTCGGAAAATTTGTTTTTTTTCATGATGTTTTTTATTTGTTTTGTAAAAAGTAGCTTGTGTATACATTTTCAAGCTTCCAATTTTTCATATATAAACCATTATATTTAAATAACTTACAATTTATCTTAACTTTATTTTGCATACATTGTATTTTTTTTCTTGTATAAATTATCATACTTGGTATACAATCCTAACGATTGCAAATTAAACAGTCAATAAATTTTTAAAAGGAGTGTTAGAGATGGAAAATAAAACATATTTATACGGTTATGATAGTGAAGAAAACAGTTATTTAGTAAGTGGCTACCCTTGGGGATTTAGACTAAAAACTGAACAAAGATATTGGATAGAAACCAATGATAAAAGTAATGGCGGGCAAAGGTTTTGTATTCAAACCAAAAACCCTAAAACTGGTTGCTGGTGTAATCCTAAAAAGGGTACTTATTCGGATATTGTATTTATGTATTTAGACGAAAATAACCATGTTAAAGTTGAAAAAATACATAGCTATAATAGTGATGATTACGATTTAAAAGAGTTACACGAGAAACACAAAGAACACTTAAACGAATACCAGATAAGAAAAATAAAGTGGTTTATGGGAGCTAAAGAGGTAAGGAAGCATATAACAGTAACGATTGAAGCAAAGCCACAAAGGAGCGAGAAAGAAGAGGCAAAACATCAAGCGGAACAATTTAAGATAAAACAGCAGATTTGCCAAGCGGTAGAGAATAGAGCATCAAAAATAGATTTATAAACCAAGGGGGGCAACCCCCTTTTAAAAAGGAGTGTAAGCAATGACAAAAAGCAAAGAAGATTTAAGAATTGAAGAAGGCAAAAAAAAATGTGCAGATGAAGAATATGAATATTTTAGCAAGAAGCATGAAGAAGAATTAAGCATATATGAAATAATAAGTGCTCAAGAATCCTTAGAGTGGATTTTGAATAAATGGGATAAGGACATTACGAATAAAGGGCAAATTTTAGGCAGGGTAGAGGCAGCAGAATATTTACTTAGAAAGTTTTTAAAAAGGAAAGGTATTCTCAATGATTAACCAAGACTTTTTCGATGATTTGTTCCTTGAGTATTTCTCAGGCGTTAATCCTAGTGATGTAGATACTATTGAAATGTGCAAAGATGATTTTATAGACGAGTGTAAGCAAGGAGCTGAAAAGGAAGCTAAGGAATATTTAGAAGAAAGACTATATCCAAACGGGTATAATTGGATATGTTCTAAAATGGATTATTAAACTTAAAAGGAGTGATGAAGATGAAACAAGACGATAAAAAAGAGATAGTAGCAAGCGATCAAAATAGTATGATAGCAGAGCTTAAAAACACGCATGAGCTGTGTAATTTGCTAATGAAAACACCTCACTATCAAAAAATGGGAGCGGAGGGCATATTTGCAGTAGTCGAGACAGCAAAAAGTTTAGGCGTAGATCCTAGGCTTGCATTAGGCGGGGGGCTTTATTATGTCAGGGGAAAAGTAGAAATGTCTGCTCGCATGATGAGTTCTTTAATTCGATCAAGAAAGCATAGCATAACAAAAGACACTAAAAGCAATGACCAACTTTGTATCTTGCATGGCAAAAGATCTGATACTGGCGATTGTTGGACAGAGAGTTTTTCGATTGAAGAAGCAAAAAGAGCCGGTTTAGTTAGAGCAAATACGCCTTGGATTAACTTTCCAAGGGATATGTTATTTGCTCGGGCGTTGAGCCGGTTAGCCAGACAATTATTTTCGGATATAATCGGCAATTGCTATGTAGAAGGCGAAATTTCTCTAGACCTTAACATCAAAGAGAATGGCAATAAAAAGACAATAAATCTAGAACCAGAGCTACAAACTAAATATGAAGAAGCTGAAGAAGAAAAGACAGCAGGCATATTGCCGGAGCAGATAGAAGCAATTCAAATGGCTTTAGATGATG